CCACACCGTTTACTAGAATTCCTTTCGTAGGAAATATTTCTTATCAGCCATTAACTATGAGATTTAAGGTTGATGAGAATTTGGAGAATTGGAAAGCTTTGTTTGATTGGATGTTGGCTGCAGGTAATGCAAAGAACTTTGACGGACATAGAAATCTTGTAAATGCAGAAAGAGGTTCTAAATTTACCTTGACTTCTGATGTTACTATTAGTATACTTAAAAGTAGTATGAAGCCGAATAAGAAATTCGTATTCAAAGATGCATTTCCAGTTAATCTCGGAGATCTTTCTTTTAACACTATTGACACTGATATCAACTACATAGAATCTTCAATCACCCTTCAATACACATATTATGATTTAGAATAGTTTCTGTTAGAAATTTATGGGATAGGAATAAATGAAACTTGATGAGATAACTTCATTATGGGAACAAGATAGTAAAATCGATAAGACTGAACTGGCTGATGAATCTCTTAAAATTCCCCAACTGCACCACAAGTATTATAAGATCTATTCAAACGAGAAATTGATTCTTCGAAAACTGAACACAGAATATAAACAACTCAGGCTACAGAAATTTGAGTTCTATACACAAGGACCAAATGAAGAGACCGAAGACAAAGGTTGGGTTCTACCAGCAATAGGTAGAATTCTAAAAGTTGACGTTGCCCAATATATTGAGGCAGATAATGATCTAATCCAATTATCTCTTAAGATAGGCATACAAGAAGAAAAGATAGAGTTCCTAGAGTCTATTATCAAAACTCTAAATAACAGAGGCTACAATATACATACAGCCTTAGAGTTTATCAAATTTATGAATGGACTTTCATGAACCCTGAGTCGGTGCATTTACAATATGTTGATTGTGTTCACGTTCGTTTGGTCTGTGAGCCAGGAATACTGAGAGAGATCTCAGATCATTTTACGTATTTTGCACCCAATTATAAGTTCCACCCAAAATTTAGAAACAGAGTATGGGATGGAAAGATCAGATTAGTTAATATACAAACAGGGTTGATATATGCTGGTCTCACCAAAACAATCAAGAAGTTCTGTGATTCTAGAAACTATCCGTTTACATTTGACTATGAATTGACCTATGATAACGTTTCTGAACACGAGATATTAGCTCATATTGACAAATTAAAGATACCAGATAAATTTGATAAAAGAGACTATCAAATTAATTCTGTTGTTAAATGCATTCGAACTGGAAGAAGAACTCTATTATCTCCGACATCTTCGGGCAAATCTCTTATCATATATTTCATCTCAACCTGGTATAAGAATCTAAAGAAACTCATCATTGTTCCTACTATTCAACTTGTTAATCAGATGGAAGGCGACTTTAGAGATTATGGATACAAAGGAAGGGTCCACAAATCTACTGATGGATTATCTAAAGATAATGATATAGATGCAGATGTAGTTATAACTACCTGGCAATCTCTGAATAATGGCAAGACCAAGATGCCACCAAAATGGTATAAGCAGTTTGGTGTAGTATTCGGCGATGAGGCACACGGTGCCAAAGCTGTTTCCATGATAGAGATTATGTGTAATCTTAAACAATGCAAATATAGATTTGGTACAACAGGAACACTAGACGATCAACCGTTAAATCAGACAACAATTGAAGGACTGTTTGGTCCACAATATAGTTCTATCACAACCAAAGATATGATAGATAGAGGATTCGCATCAAAACTTAAAATCAAATGTATTGTGTTGAGATATCCAAAAACAGACACACAAGCTGTTAAAGATATGGACTATCATTCTGAGGTTGATTTTCTAGTTTCCCATCAAAAAAGAAATGATTTTATAAAAAACTTGACTCTTTCATTGAAAGGTAATAGACTTGTATTCTTTAAGCTGAGAGATCATGGCGAAGCAATATATTCTATGCTTCAAGATTGTGGCGTAGAGCATGTATTTCACATAGATGGAACAGTTGATGTGGATTCAAGAGAAGATATAAGAAAGACCATTGAAACAAAGAATGATTCTATTCTAGTCGCTTCATTAGGAACTACTTCAACAGGAACAAATATCAAGAGATTGCACCATATGATTGCTGCAAGTCCAAGCAAATCTAAAATTAAAGTGTTGCAATCGATTGGAAGAATGCTTAGATTGCATGAAGAGAAAGAAGAAAAAGGTGCAATTCTTTATGATATTGTTGATGATCTAACACATGGCAAAAAACAAAACTTTACTCTGAAACACTTTATTGAAAGGTGTAAGATATATGATCAGGAACAATTCGAATATCAAATCTATAACGTGGCGCTGAAATGATTGGTGAACACAGGATATTTTTTATTGATGGAATGAAGATAATTGGACAGATTGCTGAGGTGACAGCAAACGTTGTTGTTGTGTTAAATCCAGTAGAAATACAATATGAAGACACAGAAAACGGGCAGATGATCATAGTATGTGATGTGATAAAAGAATCACATACTAATCTCGCAAATATATTGAAAAGTAAGATCTCATTGACCTGTGATGTTTCTCCAGAGATGATATCATATTATAATATCATTGTAGAAAGCTTTTATGATCAGAGAGAAAAAACAAAGAGTTATTTGTCTTATCTAACGAACATGGTTGCAGAACAAAAAATGAATGAATCTATTGAACAAGAATTAGAAAGGGGAAAGCTTGTACAGACAACGCCCGATAGTTTAAATTAAGAGAATATTATGAAAAGAAAATCAGGTATACACTACGTAGATAACAAAAAACTATATGCTGCAATGGTAATATTTATTGCAGCATATAGAGAATCAGTAGCAAACAATACACCCAAACCAAAGGTTCCAGAGTATATTGGAGAATGTATTATTAAGATAGCTACTAGATTGGCCAACAGACCCAACTTTATCGGGTACACATATAAAGAAGAGATGATAGGCGATGGTATTGAGAATGTCCTCGCCTACATCCACAATTTTAATCCCGACAAACACAACAATCCTTTCGCATATTTTACTATGATCATCAGCAATGCTTTTCTTCGAAGATTAGAAAAAGAAAAGAAGCAAACCTATATCAAACATAAAATGCTAGAAAGAAGTTATCTAAATAATACGTTGTCAGATAATTCAGAAAACGATCCCCACATTCACGTTGAGATGAACAATGACGGAAGATTGGACAATCTAATAAACAAATTTGAAAACAGATCACCCAAGAAGAAAAAGATAAAGGGTGTTGAAAAGTTTTTGGATACAGACGAAGCATTAATTGAAGAGATCACATGACCAAAATTGCAATAATCACGGATACTCACTGAAAGCGGTGGATCTTCTCTCAGAAGATGACATTTTAAAAATTGTAGAAAAGGAACAACAAATGACTAAAATCGCTTTAATTTGTGATACTCACTGGGGTGCTCGAGGCGATAGTCAAATCTTCGCTGAGTTTTTCAATAGATTCTACTATGATTTTTTCTTTCCATATTTAACCAAGAACAATATCAGCAGAATCTTTCATCTTGGTGATATTGTTGATAGGAGGAAATATATCAACTATATGACAGCGAGACATCTTCGGAAGTTTTTTGAGAAGTGTACCGAATTGAATATGCAAGTTGATGCTATTGTCGGAAACCACGACACGACATTTAAGAATATCAATGATGTGAATTCTATGAGGGAATTATTCTCCAACTCTAATCTTAACATTAAATTCTATGACGAGGCCACCGAAGTTGATGTGGATGGCACAACAATTGCTATGTTGCCCTGGATTTGCTCAGGAAACTATCATGAAAGTATGGAGTTTGTAAAGAACAGCAAGGCACAAATACTTTTTGGTCATCTCGAGATTGCCGGATTCGAAATGTACAAAGGTTCGTACACAGAAGAGGGATTATCAGAAGAGACATTCAATAGGTTTGAGGTTGTTTGTTCTGGCCACTTCCATCATAAATCTACCAGAGGAAATATTAATTACCTTGGTGCCCCTTATGAGATGACATGGTCAGATTATGATGATGAGAGGGGGTTTCATATTTTTGATACAGAAACCAGAGAGTTGACATTTATCAGAAACCCCTTCACCATTTTCGAGAAGATCTACTATCGCGATGAAGACTGGAAAGTTGAAGATATCAACAAGATTGATTATAATAAATTCGCTGGTAAATACGTCAAACTGGTCATCGAAAATAAGACCAACCCATACTTCTTCAATATGTTTGTTGAAAACCTAGAAAAAGTTGGTCCAGCCAATCTCCAAATTATGGAAGATTATTTCTCTATGGGAACGGAAGAAGATTCTGTTAATGAAACAGAAGATACTCTTTCAATTTTGAGAAAGGTTACTGACCAACTTGATGTGCAGGTTGACAAGAAAAAGCTTGACAAATTCTTGGAAGAGTTATACAATGAAGCACTATCTGTGGGATAAATCTAGGTATGCATTTACATTTCAAAAGAATTCGTTACATGAATTTTCTGTCGAGCGGCAACCAGTTCACAGAAATCATTCTAGATAAATCAAAATCTACTCTGATCGTTGGAGAAAATGGAGCAGGGAAGTCCACGATTTTGGACGCCCTCTCTTTTGCTTTATATGGTAAAGCCTTTCGCAATATCAATAAACCACAGCTTGTCAATTCTATCACAGGAAAGAATTGTGTTGTTGAGTGTGAGTTTGATGTTGGTGGTAAACAATATCTGATCAAGCGTGGCATGAAGCCGTACTTCTTCGAGATTTATCAGAACAACAAATTGATCAATCAAGATTCTAAGGTCACAGAATACCAGGAAGTTCTTGAAAAACAGATCCTGAAACTGACCCACAAATCATTCAGCCAGATTGTTGTTCTCGGTTCGGCAAACTTTGTTCCGTTCATGCAACTTCCTCCATATATCAGGAGAGAGGTCATCGAAGATCTGCTTGATATTCAGATCTTTTCTATCATGAATTCTCTGTTGAAATCTAAGATTGATGAGAACAAAGCAGATATATCTTCAGTTGAACAATCTATCTTTGTTTTAGAAAATCAAATTGAGTTGCAGAAAAAACATATCAGCAGCATCAGACAAAATAATGATGAGATTGTAGAAAAGAAAAGACAGTCAATAGAAAAAGTAAATCAACAGATTCAGGAAGCCACTATTGAACTCCAGTCTTTGAACGAAGATCTTCAAAGACATATGGACTCTATCGACGATAAAACTGCAATGCAAAAGAAACTGCAGAAAACTCTTGATGTTGAGAAACAGATTGATGATAAGATAAAGTCTGTAAGAAAGGAATTAAAATTCTATCAGGATAATGATAACTGTCCAACCTGCAGACAAACTTTGGAAGAGTCTTTCAAAACAAAGAAAGTTACAAAGAAAACAGAACAGATTGATAAACTCGTTGATGGTTCTTCTCAACTTGAGAAAGAAATCTCTAATCTCAATCAGAGAATAAATGACATAAACAAAATTCAAAAACATATTGATACAATTAATAAACAAATTCAAACTATCAATAACAATATATTCTTTTGGAATGGTAATATCACACTTCTTAATGATGAGATTGAGTCGGTAAGAAAGAATACAAAGATCATTGATGGGACAAAAGATGAAGTCAAAAAACTAAAAGAAAAACTAAAGTCTGAATCTGCATTCAAAGAACAGTTATATGATAAGAGAAATTTGATCAATGTTTCTAGCTATCTTCTGAAAGATAATGGTGTCAAGACAAAGATTATCAAGCAGTATGTTCCTATTATGAACAAACTAATAAACAAATATCTTGCTGCTCTAGATTTCTTCGTACAGTTTGAACTTAATGAGAAGTTTGAGGAAACAATCAAGAGTAGATTTAGAGACGAGTTTTCATATAACTCTTTCTCTGAAGGAGAAAAAATGAGAGTGGATTTGGCTCTTCTGTTTACCTGGAGAGCTATCGCCAAAATGAGAAACTCTGCTTCTACAAATCTATTGATCATGGATGAGGTGTTTGATAGTTCTCTTGATAACAATGGTACAGAAGAGTTTATGAAAATACTGGAGAATCTTACCTCTGATGTAAATGTATTTGTCATATCTCACAAAGCTGACGGGTTGTATGATAAATTTCATTCTGTCATTAAATTCAAAAAAGAAAAAAACTTTAGCCGTATGGAACTTAGAGCTTAATCTGTCTAAATAATAGACAGGAGGATATTATAATGGAAGAACAAATAACATATAGTCTTGTATCAGAGACAAACCCTATTCTTAAAATGAAAACAGAATTGTTTGATTTTAAAGAACCGCCAATAAATCCAGTAATTCTATATAGAAATATGGCCAACACAATGCTGGAGAAGAACGGCATTGGTTTGGCTGCTCCACAAGTTGGACTTTTATACAGAATGTTTGTTATGAGAACACACCCAGACGTTTTGGGAATTTTTAATCCTATTTTAGTTGACTCTTCAGAAGAAGAGATTATACTTGAAGAAGGTTGCCTGAGCTTCAATAATCTTTTGATTGAAATAAAAAGACCACGAAAGATTCGTGTCCGATTTACCAATCCAGACGGACAAACTGAAACTCGGGTGTTTGATGGAATAACTGCTAGGTGTTTTCTCCACGAGCTAGATCATTTAAACGGTATTACAATGGTCAATAAAGCGTCTAAAATAAAAGCTGATGTTGCTATGAGAAAAAGAAATAAATTGTTGAAAGCGGAAATTAACAATGGTTAAAATTATTGTTGCAAAAGAGAGACATGATTGTGAGCATTTACTGGGTCAATATTTGGATGAGAGCCACTATGACATTCTTGTTCAGGAAGACGTTGACTGTTTTATGCCTCCTGACTGTGACTTTACTACTCAGACTGAGTGCGATAAAGATTGCGAATCCTGCCCAACAGGACAATCAGAGAAACGTGTAGCATTCAAGTTTCGTAAGAACTTCTTTAACAAGAAGATCAGGCATGCCGCATATGAAGGCTTGAGGGAAGCTGCAACTGAATCGCAGAATCGTGGCCTGGCAGCAGGTCCACGTGGAGAATTCTTAGGGGTTGATGGTCGTGGTGGTCGTGATTGGGTGACTGATTACGAACTTGAGGTTCTCGATTTCTTTATGAATGAACGCAGTTCTCTCTTCCAGAAAGATGACGTGATATCAATTCGCCAGAAACACGCGAAAAATAAAAACAAATCAGATGAAATTCGCGGAACAGTTTGGCTGAGGTCGCAGGTAACAAAACGATATCCAGATTATCATGGTTGGTTTGATATCTGGGTCGATGAAGTTACTAAGCTTCCGCGCGAGAAACAGATTGCCGAAGCGACTGAGATTGCCACAAAGTGGGTCTCCTTTACCAACTATGCCAAATCAGTATACTCTGGAGTTGCGGGTTGGTACGACAGATATCCCAGAATTCCTTTTGGAAGGGCGACATCATACACCCGAGACAATCCAGAGAAATTCGCTAAGGCTTTCCCCTTTCTACAGGAACTCGATCGTGGCTACAGAGAATTGCTGCCATGGCGTTGGGGTAATCAGAAAGCTGCATGTGACACTATCGACAGCCGTTTCCTCGTTCCAGGAACAGTGTTTACTACAATCACAGTAAACAAGAGTTTCAGGACTGCAGCCCATCGCGATGCTGGAGATTTCCAAGATGGTATGTCAAATCTACTGACACTTGGAGACGGTGAATACACAGGAGGATATCTAATCTTTCCAGAATATCGAGTAGCTGTTGATGTAAGACCAGGAGATCTTCTTCTTGTTAATAATCATGAGATCATTCATGGTAATACTGAAATCAAGTTGAACTTTCCAGAAGCAGAAAGAGTCTCACTTGTATGTTATCTTAGAGAGAAAATGCTTGACCTTGGATCTTGGGATTATGAGAAGACCAGAGAGAAATATGTAGAAGATCGTAGGAAAAACAAATCTCATCCTCTACAAAGACCATTGTGGAATGGAATTTCGCCTGGTTTATGGGAATCTAGAGAGTGGTATGATTACCTAAAATCTGTACCAAATGGAGAAGAATTTTTAGAGAAATATCACAAAGACCTAAAGGATAGGATTGAATATACTGGTTTAGAGGGGTTTTTCAGCTGAAGTTGTTAAATTTATAAATACACATACATAAAGATAACTCATAGGACTTTTTGTATGTATGTGTATAAAATAATTAATAAATTAAATTCAGACTTTTATATTGGTAAAACTACTAGAGATATTAAGTTTAGGTTTAAACAACATTGTTATTTGTCTGTTTCTGGATCTGACACCCATTTACACAGAGCCATAAGAAAATATGGACAAGATAATTTTGAGATAGTTTTATTGGAACATTATGAATCAGATATTAGTTTAAACGAAGGTGAAAAAAACTGGATATATACACTCAATCCAAAATATAATATGACTTCTGGTGGTGATGGTGGCGACACATCTTCTTCTGAGAAATATAAAGAATATATGAAAATAAGGTCTAGATTGATTAGCGGAGATTTGAATCCATTTTATGGAAAACAACATACTATTGAATCAAAACAAAAAATATCAAAAGCTAAACTTGGTACAGTTATGTCTCAAGAAACTAAAGAGAAAATATCAAAAACTGCACTCGGCAGAAAGGTGTCTCAAGAAACTAAAGAGAAATTACAACTAGCTAATTCTAAAACATACTATTTAATAAATCCTGCTGGCGACTCTATTGTTGTTAAAAATTTAAGCGAATTTTGTAGAATTAACAATCTAGATCAAAGAAATATGAATAATATGTACAATGGACGATATAAATCCAGTAAAGGTTACACAAGAAACTTTCTTATGGAGATAAAATAATGTGCGGTGTCGTTGGTGCTTTGATTCAAAATCCACCCTTGAAGATTTCTTCGCCTAAATAATAGGAGCTTCGTTATGCCATTTGGTTCTGTTTGGAGGTCTCTCCTTCTTATTGTATGTGTTATCTTATCATGGGCTATCGTTGTTGGTATTGGTAAAATAGGAGAGATGTTCTTTACCTACTTGGTATTCCCTATTCATATTACATGGCCGCTGTGGCTTTTTCTTTTTCTTTTTTTCGGAGTATTTTTTCATGCCAATTCTGAGGAGACTTCAGGACGTATTTCAAAGAGCAAAAAATGATATTGCAAACCCATACACTCCAAGAAACGGCAAATTCTCAGTGGCCCAACAGATTGGAATGCTTCGAGACCCAAAAATGTTGAGTGGGGAACGTCCAGTACCAGGAACCTCTGAGGTGGAAAAAGACGCTTGGAAATCTTCCCAATTGCGGCGTAAGCAGAAATAGAAAATAAGGAAATCTCATATTATGTGTTCTGTTATCGGCGGTTTCTTTGATCGCCCGTCAAAACTACAACTAGATTATATTAAAAATATTTTCATAGAATCTAAGATAAGAGGAATGCATGCTACTGGCATTTCTTATGTTAAGAACAACAAGATCCATACAATTAAAAAACCGATACCTTCTGACGAGTTTTTCCAGGAT